GTAGCATCACTGTAATCCACAGATAGGAATTTCTGACCGACACCTAATTTTGAACCCATTCTTTCTTGTACATAATCAGCTGTCACTGGCTTACCTATTAAGGTGAAGACAGGATGTGATTTGAGTACACTCCATAATTTCTTTTGGAGCGGTTTTAATACAGTATAGTGTAGAGGAGGGCCTTTACTGATTACACGCACTTTCAGTGCCTCTGGCAAAGCCAAAGGTACTGCAATTGCTTCTTCAGTAACAGTCTTTTTACACATTCTACTATATAATTCCGTAAAAGATGATCGTAATTTGCTGTCATCAAAAACATTCCATTTCTCACCGAAGTGATCCACCGACCTAGTTGTTATAAGTTCGTCAACCGTCCTCAAACCATCCATTAATTCGGGATTCGCAAGAATACTACCAATAACTCCACCATCATTTCTACTGTTAATATAATTTGCCGAGGTACTTGGAAAAAAAGGCTCAACACGATCAGAGATCGTAAAGATCGATTTTCCAAGCAACTCAGTAACAGTACGAGATATCTGGTGAGATACGCTCTCTCGAGAGAGAACGCATTCTATATTGGCATGTATATCATCCGTATCAGCCCAACTAAGGAGAAGTTTGGGAGGTATCACTACTTCTGGTGAAGTTAGCTTTTGAAAAGTAGCTACTTCAGCACGACGTAAGTATGTCTTGTCAGGTCGAGGCATGCCTTTTTTAGCGTATAACATAGAAGTTAAAAAAGATTCAAAGTGAAACTTCAAAGATTTCTTATTCTTCATCATCATCATATACTTATAAGCACGTCCACCTAACAACACACCCGCATTGTCATGCTTTAAGATAGAGGGAGGTAGTTCTATATTCTCGTCAAAAGTACATTTATGCTGCGCATAAAACGCAGCAAACTTGTATTTGGCCAGTTTTAAACCATCACCACCTAACTGAGAGGCACAATACTCCCAATGGAGATATGTCCCTTTTCTCTTAAAGCCAGTCGTATCAAACCCATACAACTCAAAGACCATCACAACCACATCTATGCAATGTCTTATAAATCTACTCTGCTCAGGGGAAACCTTAGATAGCACAGTAGGAGGAAATAACGCCTCCATCATTAGCGTTTATATAACAACAGAACGCGTCTATTGCTTTACAAAAACAGTCAAGCAAGACAGGTTAAACTCTAGTTGATTAAATCAATTAGTCTAAC